GTGTTGCAAGTGGTTCCGGACGAACAGGCTATCCGGTTGCCTTCTGGACTATTGATGCGGTACAGCGATTTGAAAGCCACAGTGAGCCCCGATAACGCATCGCCGGAGTTCAGCTATAAAACTCGCGAGGGCCGAGTGAAGATATACGGGGGGAAAATTATTGAGAATGTGTGTCAGGGAATTGCACGGTGCATCATAGCGGATCAGATGCTGGAGATTGCCAAGCGGTATAGAGTATTACTAACTGTACATGACTCTGTAGTATGCTGCGTACGAGACGATGAAGTCGAAGTAGCGGCGAGCTACATCGACGCCTGTATGCGTTACATACCGGACTGGGCCAAAGGGCTTCCAGTTCGCGGTGACGTTGAGATCGGGAAGAACTACGGAGCTTGTACAAAGTGGAAACCAAAAACCCTGTCTGGTCCTTCAGCAGCATAAAGACGTTTATCCAGTGTCCCAAGAAGTACTTTCACCTGAAGGTGAAAAAAGATTACGCAGAAAATTTCGCTACTGAAGCCATCTTGTATGGCAACGAGTTTCACAAAGCTGCTGAAGCGTATGTGAAAGGCGTAGTCGATGTGGTGGATTCGCGGTTTGAGTACGCGGCGGAAATGCTGGCCAAGCTGAAAGCAATGCCCGGCGAGAAACTATGTGAGCACAAGATGGGGCTAACACCAAATCTTGAGCCATGTGGTTTCTACGCCGAGGACGTATGGTACCGAGGTATTGCCGACTTGATTGTGATCGACACGACTCGTGGCGTGGCCAAGATATTTGATTACAAGACAGGGAAGTCAGCGAAGTACGCTGATAAAGGTCAGTTGGAGTTGATGGCGCTGTGTGTGTTCGCGCATTTTCCGGACATAAAGACAGTGAAGGCAGGGCTGTTGTTCGTGGTGTGTAACGTAGTCGTGCGCGAAGACTACTCGGTAAATAACACTGCGGAGCTTTGGAGGAAGTGGGGGCAAGAGTACGGGGCGTTGCAGAAGGCGTACAACAACAGCGTCTGGAACCCTCGCCCCACGGGGCTGTGTAAAGCGCATTGTGTAGTGCTGGAATGTCCACATAACGGGAAACGATAGAGGAGGCTGACATGCCATACGTAAATAAACCAAGACCGTACAAACATGAGTACGAAATGCAAAAAAGCCGGGGCGAGCACGCGGATCGTATGGAGCGCCAGCGCGCTCGACGCGCCGTGGATAAGACTGGGAAAGACGCAAACGGAAACGGTAAAGCCGACCGCCGCGAAGGCAAGGACGTAAGCCACACCAAGGCGTTAAGCCGGGGCGGCAACAACAAGGACGGGTACAAAATCGAAAGCGTGCATGCCAACCGCGCACGCAACTACAAGAAGAAAAAATAGCCTATGAAAGTAATCGACAACCGGGGGCTACTCTTCAAAGTGAGAGACCCCAACAGGATCACTGCGGCTATTCCTACAAGCCGACAAGTAAGTAGCAACGAAGTGTTAGTGAAGTGGGGGATAGACGAAGCAAGAGTGTTGCGCAACATGAACCTCAAGGATGTACAGTCACCGATCATGGGGCGGTACAACTGGCCCGGAAAGTACAGGCCATTTGAACACCAGAAGCTGACCGCGTCGTTTCTCACCATGAACCGCAAAGCGTTTTGTTTCAACGAGCAAGGCACGGGAAAAACAGCATCGGCGATATGGGCGGCGGATTTCCTGATGCGGGAGAAAGTAATTAGACGGGCGCTCATCATCTGCCCTCTGTCCATCATGGACTCCGCATGGCGCGCTGACTTGTTCACGTTCGCTATGCACCGCACCGTGGATATTGCGTATGGCAACAAAGACAAGCGCCGGGAGATCATCCGTGGTGGCGCAGACTTCGTGGTCATTAACTACGATGGCGTAGAGATAGTGGAAGAGCAAATAAAGATGGGCGGGTTCGACCTCGTCATCGTTGACGAGGCAACGCACTACAAGAACGCGCAGTCCAAACGATGGAAGACGTTGTATGAGATAGTCGATTCCAACACATGGTTGTGGATGATGACCGGGACACCAGCCGCGCAGTCGCCACTGGACGCATTTGGGTTAGCGAAAATGGTGGGGTCAAAAGAAGTGCCGCGCTACTTCTCAGGGTGGCGCGAGATGGTGATGATGAAGATATCCAACTTCAAATGGGTGGCTAAACCAGCGGCGATAAACTATGTGCACAACGCCCTACAACCTGCGATACGGTTCACCAAAGAACAGTGCCTTGACCTACCAGAAATGACTTACGTCAAACGTGAAGTAGAACTTACGGCGCAACAGAAACGGTTTTACAAGGCTGTTCGCGACAAGATGACGACCGTGGCGGCAGGAGAGCAAGTGACAGCGGTGAACGCTGCTGTGGTGATGAACAAGTTGCTACAAATTTCATCCGGGGCTGTTTACGCCGACAGTGGAGAAGTGGTGGAGTTCGACATCAAGAATCGGTACAAGGTTCTGTGCGAGGTGATCGACGAGTCCAGTCAAAAGGTGCTCGTGTTCGTATCGTTCAAACATGCGATACAGGTATTGTCGGAACAGCTTACGAAAGATGGAATAACGAACGGCGTTATTGCTGGAGATGTGTCGGTAAACAAACGCACGGAGTTGTTCCAGCAATTCCAAACCACCGACACACCGCGGGTACTGATCATCCAGCCACAAGCGGCTGCGCATGGTGTGACGTTGACTGCTGCCAACACTATCGTCTGGTGGGGGCCAGTAGCATCGCTGGAGACTTACGCACAAGCGAACGCTCGTGTGCACCGCCACGGACAGCGGCACCCGTGTACTGTGGTGCAGTTGCAAGGATCACCAGTGGAGAAACGTGTGTACAAGATGTTGGACGAACGCATCGACGTGCACACAAAAATAATTGATTTGTACAACGAAGTGCTTGAAACGTAGATCGCTGCATACATATAATAATAACCCCAAATAAAACCAAAAGGACAGTGCAATGACAAACCAAACAGAAGCCGAGACAATCGGTTTGGATAAACTCGTCTCCACGTACGTGAAACTCCGAGACAAGAAAGCTGAGATACGCAAAGAGTGGGAGGCGGAAGAAGCCGAGCTTGATGCGAAGCTGAACCTCGTGAAGGACGCGCTACTCGAACACTGCAAGACCACGGGTGCCGAATCTGTTCGCACTGCGGAAGGTACTTTCTACCGGTCGATTAAATCCAAGTATTGGACTTCCGACTGGGAATCTATGAACAACTTTATCCTCGAGAACAACGCGCTTGACCTGCTGGAGAAACGACTCCACCAGACAAATATGCGCAGTTTTTTGGAGGAGCACCCCGACAAGCTGCCACCGGGGCTTAATGTGGATAGCGAATACACCATCACCGTACGGAGGAAGTAATGACTCAAACCGAAGCGTTCGTCCCCATCGACAAACTGGCAGAACACCTACACGTCCGGGTGTCTACCGTGCGCCAGTGGGTAAAAAATGGCACAGTACCGCGCCATACGTATTTGAAGATAGGTAACACCTACCGGTTCCACATCTCGGCTGTTGTGCAAGCACTACAGGTACTGTCCCGCGAAGCCAGCCTTGCTGATGACGCGCCGATCCCAGCAGATGTTGACCCAAACATGCCTGTGCAGCTTGAATTTGATTTTGGCCCCGACAACAACGACCTCTAAGGAAAATAATTATGAGTAATATCGCACTTCAGAAAGACATGCCAGAAAGCTACCGTGAACTGCTTTTGCAGCTTGAACCAGAAACCAACCTTACAGGTGGAGAGTTCAACTCTACTTCCCGCATCAGCATTCGCGGTGGGGTGTTTCGCAAAGTAGTGAACGGCAAAGAGATTGCCGAACTGGAAGAACGCAAACTTCTCACTGTAGTGGTAAAAGCCGCACCGATCTCCCGCATGTTTTTCGCAGGGCAGTACGTTGCTGGTGAATCGAATCCACCTACCTGCTGGTCCATCGACACCGCTGGTGGCCGTCCTGCTACAGAAGTTATCGCATCTGACAGACAGTCCGCTGCATGCTTTGATTGCCCACAGAACGTCAAGGGTTCCGGCCAAGGGGAATCACGCGCTTGCCGCTACCGTCAACGTGTTGCGCTCATGCTTGCTGATGAGAACGGGGTAATTACATCCAACACGGTGTACCAGCTTGATCTCCCTGCCACCAGCATTTTCGGTGATGACCCTAAGCGTATGGCGATGCAAGCGTACGCTCGGTATCTGAACCAACATCAGACTCCGCTGGCCGCGATACTGACAGAGATTCGGTTCGACACCAACAGCAGCACGCCGAAGCTCTGCTTCAAACCAGTACGCCCACTACAAGAAGACGAGCTGATGATGGCCATTTACGCGCAGAAGGACCCAGAGACAGCACGTTTGGTTAAGCTGACGGTCAAGCAGAAAGAAGTTGCGCCTGCGTTAGCTGCGCCGAAAGCCCCCGCTCCGGTTCAACCGAAAGCGCCACCGAAAGCCGCACCAGCAACACCGAGTATGTTCGACGTACCGGGAGACGAAGAAGCTCCTGAACCTAAAGTACGCGAGAGTAAAAAGAAGCCCGCTGCCCCGGTAACTGCGGCTAACCTGTCCAGTTTGCTGGATGAGTTTGACGACGCGTAGTGCAACACTCGGCACAAACATAGGGGGGCACGACCCCCCTTTCTCTCTAGCGATGCGGCGATTATGGATGCTAAAAAGTTTCTTGGCGCCGTGCTGAGTGACCAAGGTTTTTTCTGTGCAGTAGGGATCAAAAACGGACGAACGACCCAGCGGTTCTACCAGACGATTGATAACGTCGTGGAGGCTGCTAACAATTTGGACCACGACGGTTACGACGCATACTTTGCGCTGGCTACATTTGGGGGCAACACTTCCCGTAAGGCCGACAACGTACTGCAACTGAAATCGTTGTTTCTTGATCTTGACTGTGGGGAAGGAAAACCTTACCCAACTCAGCACGAGGCTATAAAAGCACTACAAGAATTTTGCAAAACATTGCATGTTCCCAAACCCAGCATGGTCGTAAATTCTGGGCGCGGGGTGCATGTCTACTGGACGCTCGACCGCGGATACGCACGGGACGAGTGGCTCCCTGTGGCCGAAAAATTGAAAGCCGCGTGTGCGCAGGTTGGATTGCACGCAGACCCTGCGGTAACAGCAGACGCTGCGCGTATCTTGCGTATACCGGGGACGCACAACTACAAGGGCACGCCTCCGCATGCGGTATCGGTGTTCCGCGGTACCGACCTTGTGTACAAGCTGCACGAGTTTGCCGAGGCGTTGCCTGAGCATTTCCCTTCCGTAACCAACGTCCGTGAGTACTCTGAAGCCGACAAGCAGGACATGCAGTCGATACTTGGTAACTACACCAAGTCGTTTCGACGACTCATAGAACGTACAGTAAACGGGAGCGGGTGTGCGCAGATTACTCGGGCGATAGAATCACCCAACGAGTTGGGGTACTTACCATGGCTGCATGCGCTATCGATTGCCAAGCACTGTGAAGACGGTAACAAAGCTGCGCATCTGATCTCGAAAGGGTATGACAGATACAACTCAGTCGAGACAGACAAAGTAGTTGCATCAATAACTGCTCCACACTTATGTGCGACATTCGAGAAAGACTACCCAGCGGGGTGCGCAGGTTGTCCGCACAAAGGCAAGATTCGGTCACCGATAAAGCTGTGCATGATGGTGAAAGAGGCTCCGCCAGAAGACAAGTTTGAAGACGAGGAAGACGTGCAGGTGGTTGAAGTACGTGCGTCCTCGTTTGAAGCGGTAGAGGAACTTCCGGACGATATTGATCCAGCCAAGAACGGACTCACCACCGCCCCCGTGACAACCAAGGTATCGATCCCATCATACCCAGCACCGTACTTCCGTGGGGTGAACGGCGGAGTGTACATACGCACGCGGGACAAGGAGGGCAACCCGGAAGAGATCAAGATACACGACACTGACCTGTACATCACCAAGCGGTTGCGCGATCCGGTGCTGGGTCCCTGCTATGTATTTCGGCACCACACCGTCAGGGATGGAGTGCGGGAGTTCACCATCGCTGGGACTAAACTGTCGGGGCGCGATAGCTTCCGTGTGGAGATGGGGATGAACGATGTGTTCATACTGCGCCCTGACCCGTTGATGCTGTACGTCGAGCGGTGGATAGGCCATGTGCAAAACACTCAAACTGCGGTAGAGGTCAAGATTCAGTTTGGGTGGACTGCGGGGGAACGGTCGTTCGTCGTTGGAGGTAGAGAGATATTCGCCAACAGAATTGAATCAAACCCCCCTAGCTCGCGCACACAGCAGTACTTCCAAACTTTTCAGCAGAAGGGCACCGTCGATGGGTGGAAACGCATCGCAGAGTTCTTCAACAAGCCCGCGTTCGAGGAGCATCAGTACATGTTTGCCCTGTCGTTTGGGGCCCCGCTTATGATCTTTTCCCCCGGCATATCAGGCAGCATTTACCATTTGAAAAGCTCGGATTCTGGGCACGGGAAGACCACTGGGCAGTGGGGTGGCGCTTCAGTGTGGGGGCACCCGAAATCTTATGTGTTGTCTGGGGCGGACACCGCGAACTCAATATGGAACCGGACGGAGATATACAAGAACATGGTGGTGTATGTCGATGAGTTGTCCAACTACGAGGCTAAAGACCTCAGCGATTTTGCTTACGCTGTGGTGGATGGGCGCCAGAAGAACCGTATGTCTAACTCAGGACAGAACTCAGAGCGGTTACGTGGGGAGATGTGGGCGTTGCTGGTCGGCACATCAGCCAATCAGAGTCTGCTGGAGAAGGTAACTGAGTACCGGGCTATCCCAAAAGGAGAAGCCCAGCGTGTACTGGAAGAACGAGCGCGCCCGCTGAAGATGACCCCAGCGGCTGCAACCGAAGGTGCGGAGCTTACCAGACTACTCACTGAGCATTACGGGTTAGTCGGCGATCTGTATATCCAGTACATCTTGCAGAACTACGCAGAGGTGCAGTTGACGGTGACCAAGATGTGGGACGACCTCAACAAGCTGGCGCACCTCACTCCACAGAACAGGTACTTCTCATGGCAGGCCGCGTGCACGCTGGCTGGAGCGGTCGTGTTCAAACAGATGGGGCTTATAAACTGGGATGTCAAAAACTTGCGGCAGTGGACCGTGGCGCGTTTGCAGCAATCAAAGGCGGACATAAAGGACATGGACATGGACATAGCGGACACCATCGGGCAGTACTACGCCGACAACGTCCGCGGCATACTGAGGATACATGGCGCAGACGGCAGCTTCGCAGACGATGTCAACAACGCGTTTGTCAGCCCTGACGCTATGCCTATCAACAAGTGGGTAGGACGCCATGAGTTCAACAACCGCAAGCTGTATCTACTACCAAGCCCGTTCAAAACTTGGTGCACCCGGCAGCAGCTCGATTTTGCATCTGTCAAAGACAAGCTCAAGACCGAGTTCGGCGCCAAGACCGTAAAGTTGCGCTTGGGCCGCGGCACCAAGATCAATCTGCCTTTGCAGCATGTGATAGAGCTGACATGGGATGACGGTAGTCCCAACGACTCGGGAGTGGGAGTGGGAGTGGGAGTGGGAGTGGGAGTGGGAGTAGACGTAGTGGTGTGATACAATGTACGCGCACTTTCCTAGAGAGTTTTACCCCCCGCCCTCGGGGGGTTTTTTTATTCGAAAAACTCACTCTCGTCCAAATCTTCCAACTGCCTGCGCATCACTACCGCACGCCGCTGCGGGCTGATCGTGACACCATGGAACATGCGAGTTACTTCGTCTGTGACCTTGTGCTGGCGCAACGATTTCTTCTTCGTGTCCTCAGTAATACGGATTTCAGGGTGGCGTTGGTTGAATTCAGCAATCGCTTCTTCGATCTCCAGCATCTCGTCGAAGTCGTTCTCCCGTATTGCCATGTACCGCTGGCGTAGCAGCTTGGTACGGTTTTCGTTGAGCACCCGGTCTACGCGCTTGTCTCTGGCGTTGATCTCCAATTGCTTGGTGTAGCCCGTAGGCGCAAAGCCCAAAGTCTGCCCAAGTAGTGTACCGAACCCAAGGTCTTCGGTAATCGGATCGCCCCGCATTGTGGTGGCTCCCTCGGTGCCGTACCGCGTCGCCTTCATTACGTTGGCCGCGGCGCTCGGCATCATCTTTTCCATACCGCGGTATATCTCGCCCTCCATCAGCAGCGGTAGACCACTGTCGAGCATGCGTTGAGCGATACCCACAATCGGTCCCCCAGCGAGTTCTAAAGCTTGCATCGTCAGGCTCTCTTCTTCCGCGTTTGGCAATGACCGGAAAATGAGATTGGACATCCCGATACGGGGGGCTATGTCCCAGCCGATGGCTTCGTTGAGTAACCCTGAGTACCACCCCTCACCGAAGAACGATGCGGCGATACTGTCGGCGTCCTCGTCCTCCTCATCCAGCAAGAACAGGTTAGCCAATGTAGTGACAACCCCGTACAGCGGTAAGCCCTGCACCCCAGCAAAGATACCGGACATACCGAACAACCCGATGAGCTGTTTTATGGCTTGCTTACGTACTGTAGGGTCTGCGTCTTTCAGCGCCTGCTTCGCCATCTGGAACTGCATGTACATCATCGAGATGCCGAACCGCTTATACATCAGCAGGACGCTGCCCAGACTGTTCTGGGCGATCTTGGGGGCAGTCTCCAACATCGAGCCGCTGTTCGTGTGCTCAGTCTCGAGGATGGCTTCCTGTGCTGCCGCCATATAGTCTTCGTCGGTGAGCTTCTTACCACCTTTGGACTTGGCGTTCAGTATCAGGTCATAGGTAGCTTTCATTGTGATCTGGCGGGTAAGACGCTCACCTTGGTGAAACGCGTAGCCCATGACCGAATTGACTTTGTCAGTGGTCGAGCTAGTTGCGGTGTTCAACTCCAACAGGTCCGCGATAGTAGAGGCGTTGGCCACGCCCTGTTGGTTCATAATATCCACCAACACTTTGTTGCGCCGCAGTTCCTCGTCTCCCAGCTTCTTGAACGACTCAGGCACTGAGGCAGGATCGGAGAAGTCGATGTTGGTGAAAGACGGGCCATCAATTTCTAACCCCCCTTCAACCCCGGTGAACGTGTTCAGTTTGCGCCGTATGCCCGTGGACATGTACAGCTTGCGGGCGCGGTTCATTGCCTTAAAGGTATCCCCATATCCGTATTTGCCGGACAGGTATGGGTACACTGCCATTGGTAACGTAAACAAGTTAACAAAGGCCGACGATAGGTTGAGACCAAGAGTCATGGCGAAGCCGAGCGATTTTACTGTCCGCGCCCATGGGGCCAGCGAAGGGCTGCGAGCGAAGTCGGCATAGTCTTTCGCGTGGTTGGCGATCTCCTCTGCGTATTTTTCGTCTGCGGACCCTCGTTTCTTGTCAGCCAATTTGGTCAGGTTGTTCTTGATCTTGTTGAACGGAGCGTCAAACTCAAGGTTGGACACTTGCCCCATAAATGCTGGCATACGCTCACGGAATACCAACAACGCGTCGCGCTCTGCACCCAGAACATTCGCCCTAGTCTTGAACGCCCGGAACAACGACCGCTCCGGCATGGCACTGAGCAGCGAGTCCATTACCACGTCTTCTAGCTCGGCAGCACCTTTACGCGCAGCCGCGCCTGCCCTAGCAACATCATCCGCGTCACCTCCAGCATCCTTTACTTTCTTCTCGGCAGCTTCTGCGTACTTACCTGCCTTTTCTCGGATGTTACCCAGCAGGTTGTAGGAAAACTGTGGGTCTATGGTTCCTGTGCGTTGGCGCTTGTCTGAGGCAGGGCGCATTGCTTCGGCAATCGAGCTACTACGTACGCCCATATCCTCTAGTTCTCTGCGTCTGCGTATACGTTCCTCAGAGGTTGGGAAGGCTTCTTTGTACGGCTCCAACTCTCCTGTATGGGGGTCTTTGGCTTCGTAGGTCAGCCAGTAGTCGCCCTTACGGTACAACGGGAAGTACGGCTCGATAGATTCTTTGTCTAGCAGCTCAAGTAGAATCCTATCCTTGTATGTCTGTTTCAGGTCTTTATCCGCCTCGATGGAGTCGATACGGGCGATCAATGTTTTACGCAGTGTAGTGAACGCCTCGCTGTAAGCGTCCCGCAAGGCTTCGTAGGCGCCTTGAGCGGACTTGCCCATCTGGTGATCAAGAAGCTTCTGCCACTTGGTTTGTAATCTGTCATACGCTTCCAGTACCCCTTTGCTGGGGTTGGAAACGTGCATGTTCTTTTTCTCTAAATTGTTCGCATCCATGGCTTCTTTCATGGCTTCGTTGCGTTCGTCGGCGGTCTTGTATGATTGTGAGCGGAAGTCGGTACCGTCGGCTTTTACATACGAGAACCGATACCCTTCGTAATAGCTGCGGGGCTTCGATGGGTCCACCCGATCCATCGTGCTGTCCATCACTATGTCGTTGAACAAATCCCGTATCGCTTTGGGCAGTTTGTCAAAAACTTTCTCAAGCTGTTTAGCGGTATCCCGTACCTTGGTCAGGTAGTTCTGTCGGGCACCGTTCTTCTGTTGGATCAAGCTGAACAGCGCCTTGATCTCTTTGCTGAGTTCCGGAAACTGGGGGGCGATGTAATCTGCAATCGAGTTGAGGGGCAGTACGCTCAGGATGGACTTACGTGTCTCGCTTCGCAGCCCCGGCATGTAGTCGTTGAAGATTGCGATGTCTTCTTTGGTGACGGTTCCTTTGGCCGTTTTACCGATGACGTTCAGCATGTCCTCGCCGATGTTCTCCATAGTAGCCGAATGCAAATCAGCCGCGCCGCGGAACTCAGGGGCGGGGGCCAGCATCTCCATGACCAACTTATCCATCTCGTCGCGCACCGAGTTCACTTCTTTCGAGGGGAGCCCACGGAACTTACGCACGATGTTGTTGATGAGGTTCTTGAAGCGGGACCAGACACTGATGCGGTCGCCTTTGGTATCCATCTGCGCCAGTTTGGCTTGGAATTCCGGGTTGGAGAACGCCTCAGCGACAAACTCGTCAAGGCTCTCTGCGCCATAGGCGGTATCCAGTCGGTCCTTCACCGTGTTGAACAGGTTTTTCAACTGCTTGGTGTACGGGCTGGACGGGTTCGCCAGCTCTGCAGCCGTGGCTGCGTGCATTACTTCATGCAGCACTACGTGGTTGGTTGGCGCAAAGTCGGAATTGAGCACCACCGTGTTCGTCTTTGGCTCGAATTTACCGGCGATGATTTCGCCCCTATCGTTTTTCAAGCCGGCTTCAAACCGTACCTTGGTGTTTCCTGCCACACGCGCCAGCGCGGTCGCCACCCGGCTGATGGACTTGTTGCGCATCTTCGCCATTTGCGTCAGCGCATCCGCGAGCTTGTTGTTCTTCAGCAGCTCCAGTACTTCTTGGTCAACCGCGCCTGCGGTACGAGCCAGAGCCGACGCAGGAAGGTTTTGAGTCGGTATGTCGCGCATTAAGTAGGCATTGACGTAGAGATTTACCGTCTTTTGGTCTTCTTCCGACAGCGCGGCGTACTTGTCCCTAGCGGCTTTTTGTTCTTGTGGTGTTCCACTATGTATTTTTTCTGCTAAGTCACTCAGTTCTTGGTTACGATCTAAATTCGCAGTTGTCGTCGGCCGCCACATATTGTGGATACCGTCGCTACGAGCTTGCTCCTCATCGCGTTTCTTACGCTGGTTGGCGGCAGCTTTCTCTCGCGCTCTTTTCTGGCCCTGAGTCTCACCGGAAGCTGGAGCTTCTTTGTCTACTGTGCCAGTGTCGGTGTCGGCTGTACCAGTTGTGGTGTCGGTGTCGGTGTCAGACTCACCGGTAGCTGGGGCCTCGGATGTTTCTGGTCCCATTTCTCGTTCTTTCGTTTCTGTTTCGACGGTTTCAGCTTGGCCACTGGGCTCCTCCGCTGGGGGTGGTTTTTTGTTTGAGGTTTTCCCAGCGGTGTTGCGCCTACGACGCCCGCCCCGCGGGCCAAACATCTCCTCTTGTTCCGGAGCAGGGCCGGCATCGTATTCAGGGGCTGGCTGCTCATCCTCGAGCGCCCGCTGTTCTGCGGCAATGCCTTGTATGGTCGGGTCTGCTGGCGGGATGGTAGGGATTTCCATCTGAGCTTGTCCCGGTACCCGACGCCCGCGGGACTCTGCCTGCTGCATTGCACGGCCTACAGTAGGAGGTACGCCCGCAGGACGCTGCGCGACACGATCCGCTACAGCCTGTCCAATCTGCTCGTCTTCGCGCTGCTGGTAGGCAGCGTCTTCTTGTTGTTTGCGTGTGGCCTGTTCCTGCCGGCGCTGCGCTGCGGCAGCGGCGAGGTCTTCTCTCTCCCGTGTTGCAGCTATCTGATCGTCAATGGTGAGCTGCTGCTGCGCGGCAGGCTCTGTCGCGGGTTCCGTTGTCGCGTCTGCGAATACCGGGGACTTCAACAACCGAGCTAGGTTTACCCCTTGGTTGCTGCCTTGAGCAGTCACCGCCGGATTTTTAAGATACTGGGTTATTGCGGCAGCTACTTCGTTACGCTGCATAGGATTGGTCAAATTTTTGCCAACAATGGAGGGGGTATCCTTGGTCCCCCTAATCAACCCGGACGCACGTGGTACCCCAAGGCTCGTCAGGAACTCGGCGGTCAGGGTGCGCGGTGGCGCAGGTGGGACTGGCGCTTCTGTGGTATCGAACAACTCGCGTTGCCCGACCCGGGTATCCGCCAGACGTTGAGCTTCGGTGCGCTGTTTGGGGAACCTTACTTCGTCATATACTTGTGGAGGGGGCGCACTCGTAGGTTGGGGCGAAGTGCTGGCAGTCTGCAGCGCTGATACATGAGCACGGTAGGCGTCTACAGAATCTGCGACAAACCCGTCTGGGAACGTGATAGGCAACGCTGCAGCTATTTGTGCAGCCTGTGGGTCGATGGGGACAGGTAGCTTACGGGCTTGTTCCGCACGCTTCTCCCCCTGTTCCGCCTCTCTGAACATATCCAGCTGCCGCAGGTCCGACTCCGCTCCAGCTTCGAATTCAAACGCGGGACGGGAGCCTTCAGAGGGAAGTGAAAGTGTTTCAGGTGCGCGCAATCCGGGGGCGGGGGGACCTTGGTATTGGGGGCTAGGTTCAAACAATTCGAGCTGCGGCGCGCCTTCTGCTCCAAATTGCTGCGCACGTTTCGCGTCTTCCAACCCAGCAGCTTTCAGTGCTTCTACCCGGCTGCGGGCCGCGCTGCGGTCGCCCAAACTACCAATCGGGCCGAGCGCGCCACCGACTGTGGCCGCAGTAAAGGCCGCTTCGCCGTACTCGGCAATCGCTTCAGGGGACAGGATGTCCAGCCCAGCCTGCGCACGCTCCAGAATTTGTTGGGATACTTCGGTGGGGATTTCCGCAACGATGCCAGCTCCTGCCCCTCGCGCCGTGGTGGCAAGGAACCCACGCTGGGCGGTATCGAGCAACTTGTCCGCAGCCGCTTTGCGCGCTGCCGCAGTAGTAAGTTTCTCAGGCTCGATACGCAGTATCTTGTTGACCAACCCCTTGCCGAGGATGAAGTACTGCCCGGCCAGTTCCGGCACAGTCTGCAGCGCCGCAGTACCGAACGCCTTGCCGACATCAATATCGATGGGTTGCCCAGCCTCCTGTTGCGCTTGGGCTCGCCGGGAAATATTAGCCCCGGCGAATTGCGGGAGCATCACAGCCCCAGCTGCGGTCACGCCGCCTACCGGTCCCCCCAGCAACGTCCCCAAACCGCCGGCAGCAATGGTCCCCAACCACTGCGCGCCCTGTCCTGCAATGACTTCGGGGAGCTGCCCCAACCCCTCGCCTATCGCCGCCAGCATACCTTCGCGGTCAACGACATCGCCTAACTCAGACAAGCTCTTCGGCCCTGCACCGTAGCGGGCGCTGATGTCTTCTTCCCGTTCAGCAGCTTTCCGTGCGGCTTCTTCTGCGTCACCGAACAGGGCCTCAATCGCAGTGGTACCGGACGATAGCGCGGTCTCCAAACTTCGCTTGAACTCGCCGCCCATGGTGCTTTCCACGTACGGCGGCTGGCTAACGTCTATGCCTCTACGCCGCCGGTAGTAGGCCCGCTTGCCTATAGCTGTCTGTTCTTCTACTGAGGCGCCGCGGGGTACGTAGAACTCAAATTCCACTCCGTCCGCGCCTTGGCCTTTTGCTAATGGCATCGCCTTGTACTCCTATTGGCCTGTAGGGGCGCGTTCGTTAAGTTTAAAATCAACCCCCAAATAGTCGTCTAAGAACTCATCACCTGCGGCCTGCATCTCCTCTATCATCTTCGTCGGGTTGTTCTCGTACTGCTCCCGCAATGCTGCGAGGGTATCTTGGAATATAGTATCGTTACCCATGGCGGTTCTAGCGTCGTCGTACAGCTTCCTCTGCGTCTCGGACAAATCCGCCCCAGCCGCAGCTTTGGCCCTTTCTATGGCCTCATTCGACTGTAGCTCGGCTAATTCGCGTCGGGAATTAATCTCTTCCCGCGTCAGGTTTTCCTTACTTGTACGGTCCGCAGCGGCTATGCGCTCTTGCTGCTCGCGGAGTAGTGTAGCCAGATCAGCTTGTTGTGCCAGCTCACGGTCACGGAACCCCATAAGTTGTTGGTCCCGCTCATCTAATATGAGGTTTTTTAGCACATCGGCTTTTTCCTGCTTCAAGCGAGCGTCACGTTCACGGAGCCGGGAGCCGCCTCCCGCCATAGTAGCGGCAAAACTCGTTTTGCCCCCTGCGCCCTGTAGGAAGTCGATCAGCGCCCCCATCTTGTCCTGCCCTTCAGTTTCAAGCGCAGCCAATTGATCTTCGTACCGACTACGGTACTGCGGTTGTTCCTGCGGCGCAGCTTGTGTAGTAATGGGGCGGATGTTTCCTCCAAGCAGTTCCACTACGTTGGCTTCGTTCTTGGGATCGCTTATTTCTGGGGTAGCCGGTTGAGCAACTTGTGGAGTAATGGGTGTAACAGATGGTGGAGGAGTGGGGCGAATGTTTCCTCCAAGCATTTCCATTACGTTGGCTTCGTTCTTGGGATCGCTTATTTCTGGGGTAGCCGGTACAGCTGGGGTTCTGCGGGCCTCCGCGTTTTGCTTGTCTCTGAATAGTTTACCTGCCAACCCAAACGAACCGACGTTTCCAAGATCGGATATTGCCCCCAAACCCCGGATTCCTAAGTCTCTAAGTAGCCCATGCTTATTTGGGTCAAACCCAAATCTTTCCGCGTATTGTTCAGTTGGTGTATTATATGTTGTGACCGCAGAGGCAGCGGGGATAGCTGCAGTGCTAAGGGTTCGCGCAGCGGGTAGGGCTCTACTAGCGTTGGCTTTCAGCCACCTAGCCGCGGCTCTTGCTGCAGGTCCACCTGCTTTTATCCTATTGACTATGTTATCCCCATATAGCGCGGCGACCGCCGCTGCCCCGCCGAACTCATCCAACCAACTATCTGCGTCAGCCTCGTCCCCAGCAGAGGTGCTTTTTACCTGACTGCTACCTTCTCCAGCAAACGCCACGATGCCACCTTCGGCCATGCCCATACCCTGCATGTTGGGTGCAGGGAGTGACTGGAGACCACCACCTTGTGGGACGGGGGGTGCTGCCGCTTGAGCTGCTTGCTGTCCGGCGACTTGGAGACCCGGGGCTACCTGC